GATACCTCTAGGGTCAGAACAGCCGAAGCTGTATCTTTCTCTAGCTTTGTATCTAACGTTGCCAGTATCGAAGTCGCCTTCCATTGCAGTTGTCAATGGTGCACGATTAAACATTTTCATACCATTAGGTACGTCTGTAATGATGTAGAATGCATCAGAATCAGTTAAGAAATTATTCACGTGATATCCTTGTGGAATCATTCCCATAGATTTGATTGCATTGATGTCATTATCAGCTGTTCCCACTCTACCTTGAGATTTCATCAATCTCTCAGCAGTAAATTGCAATTCAGAAGGGATGATCATTTTCATTCCTCTAGCTGCAATTTTAAGACCTCTTTCGTCTGTCATTTTAGCAATGTCTATTAAAGACTGCTCTAATGATGTTTCGTTAAGGTCAGAAGCTGTTGCAAGTGTGTTAGAAAACGTACCTGCAATTGTCGGGTGAGACGCGTTAATCAAGGAAACACCATCACCTGTTTTAAAGGTAGCGGTTGCAGGAAGACCATTGATTAATGGTTCTACTGCTTTCACTTGTTTCGCGTTACTCATCGATCTAGCCAAAGCTTTTGTGTATCTAGAAGCGATTCTATCGTAGAGGTTATCTTCGATAGCTTCTTCTGTGATAGCAAATGCTAAAGCTACAGTTTCATTAGTGTAACGTGCTGTAAAAGTTTCTTGAGCTTCGTCATAATTTATGCCTTGCCCTTCTGCTTTTACATCTGCGTTCGCGAATCCTGATAACATTACTTCCTCTTCGAAAGCTCTGTCAGAAGATTCTTGTGCGTAGATTTCGGCATGTTGATTTTCATACCGTTTGTACTCCAGCCCAAATAGTGCATTTAGGCCCGGTTCTAGTTCTTTAACTAGCTGTGCTCGTGATATTGCCATAGTCTATATGCTCCTATTATTGCGAGTCAATTATTTGGTTTAAGTTTTGAACAACTACTACAGAGCAATATGCTGCTGTCATGTCGCTGTTCGAAGGGTCTTCTACGACTCTTATAACTCTCCAAGAATTGGCAAGCGGTGCGATAGTGCCTTGAGTTAACGTAACATCTGATCTGCCATTGATGGTACTTCCTGAGGAAGTTCCAGTTCCTGCTGTGGCTCCGATTGTCGCTACGACCGCTGCTGGCTTATTAGCGCCAAGAGCTGCATCGAAGTTCCCAATCCAAAGTCCAAGAGGGTCATCGCATACGAATGCTGTTATATCTTCACTATCTGCTGGAGTTATACCACCTGGGTAATAAGTGTTCCACGTAGGCTTCTTCGTTGAAGTAGCATTGTAGAATACACCATTTAAAGTCCCAAGAGTGTTAGTAGTGATATTAGCTGCACCTGTTACAATGTATCCACCCGTTAATTTAACGGCTTCTCCATTATAAATTGCAGTAGCATCACCGGCGTCAATAAAGTATTTAGACTGTCCTTGTGTAGCAACTTCATTACCCATTACTCCAGTAGGTTGTAGTCCAATACCTTGTGTGTTTGTATTAGCCATGTATATACTCCTTGTGTGTTTAATTATTCATTAAACACGGTTAATTAAAATCGATGATAGGCGTTGCGCCGTAGAAATAAAAATTACTTCTTTGTACCACCGAAGGTTACACGAGACTGCCTTTCAATATTGATTGGCATCCTCTTATCCTGCTCCTTCATAAGATCGTGATCTACTGCTTTGCTTCGGTCTGCATGACGTTGAGTCATATATTCCTGACGCTGCTTCGCAATCTCCTCGGGTACCTTCGCAAGTAGAAGGCCACCAACCCCAATTACCCCCTTGTATCGTCCTTCTTCAAGGACTGGATAGTCAGAAGAATTTTCGACTTCTTCGGCACGAACTAATTCATATCCTTCTCTTAAACGTCCGGATATATTTTTCGTATCTTGAAATCCCATTACTTCTGCTCTGATCCATCTGTACCTGAATCCATCAGGCGCAGGAGGTGCATCTAGAGAAGATGGAGGAACCCACACTTTTGGTCTTTCAGATTTTGACCGTGTTTGGCTCGCACGAGGTGTTTTATTGTCGTCTTTGTTCATATTACGCTCCCTTCGTGTTTTTTAGTTGTTTTGCGTATTCTTCGAGTGGCACTCCTAATTTTTTAGCTATTGCTACTTGTGAGGAAGTGAGTCTCACAGTTTTGCGACCTGGTTTTACGCTTCTTGAAGCAGAAGCCACTGTCTGAACAGGGACGGTCGTTTGCTTATTCTCATTAGTACCAAATTTATGCGGGAAGTCAACACGAATTCTTTTATCTATCTCCGCATAATATTCATCTGATTTAGGGTCATAACCTTCTTTTTCCACTAAATCCTTATGAATTTCAAACGCTGTAAATGTCATAGCTCGATCTTGACCGAACCATGTGTTTTTTCCAGCCCAAGCTTCAGCTTGAGGATCTCCAGTTCCAGCCTGAGAAGGAGCCTGTTGGGGCTCTTTTACATCAGCCGGCTTGGCTGGTGTTTCTTCTTCTCTTAAAGTTTTACTGTGTTCTAATTTAGCATTATCAAATGCTAATTTAGCAATCCTTTTATTTGCGTCAACTTGTGCTTTAGCATCATTAGATTCAATAGCGCTGGCCAGTTCTCTTTGGGCCGCATCCATTCCTTCTTTAATGCTAGACTCAAACCTTTTCATATAGTCCGAATCAGTTTTTTCAAATCGTTTCGCTAATGTTTTACGATCTTCTTCAACTGATTTAGCATATTCGGTTGCTGCGTCGCGCTGTCTTTCAGCTTCTCGCATTTTCCGAGTTAGCTTAGCTATTCTGGATTGAACACCCTTACTATACTCTTCAAGTTTAGAGTCATCTTGTTTTTGTTCTTTCTTAATCTCTTTAACGGTTTCTGTCGGTTCTTCTTTTACTTCTTCTTGTTTCGTCTCTACTGGTTCTTTCTCCGGCTCTGTAGGGGCTTCAGTTTCTACAACAGACTCATCTTTGGGTTCTGCTATATCTACTTCAGCGCCTGCACCAGACGTATCGATATCTACCGATTTTTCTGATGGCTTTTTTTCTTCTTCAGGCATAGTGCTCCTTTTCTATGTTAAAATTCATGCAAGAGATCCTCTGGACTCTTGATGGTCGCTAAAATCTCATCATCATTTAGCAAACGGATTTCCCCACCTTCAATTTTTATTCTGGATCCAGCATACCGGGCAAACATTACCCAGTCCCCCTTCTTGCACCACGGACCTTCAGGATAACGTTCCTTGTCCAAGTAGCATTGTGGACCCATTGCCAAAACTAGACCGCATTGAGAGGCTACCTGTTGTTTTTCTAATGTAGCTTCTGCTAATACGATTCCACCTTTGGTTTTATCTTTCATCTTGAAAGGTAAAACTAAAAGTCTCCAACCCGTAGGTTTTGGTAGATTTTCGTCTTGACGCTTATACTTTTCTTCTAATGCTGGTTTATGTTTGGGGAGGTTTTGGTTTGATGTCGATGACTGTTCCTTCATTTTTTTGCTCCTTGTTATCCAGCAGGTTAGAGAGTTCCTGTCTTGTTGCCTCTAAGGCGTTAATCTGTCCTATTATATAGTTGTATTTTTCCATATTGTCAATACCACCGGACGTAACAGATAAAGACAACGTATTAAGACGTTGTGTGATGAAACGATTTAATTTTACAATAATGCTTTCTAAGTCCATTAATTCTTTCTTATGGTTTTATTTTATCTCCGTAAAAGGTTTCTAAACTCTTATTATTAACTTTAACATCCCCTAGTTTACTATTCATATAACTACCCTTATAAGGAGTATTAACCCCTTTAGGTGTCATTAATTTAGATGTCCACCCTTGTTTGTTGTTTTTAAATTGGGTTTTAATTCTTGTAGCCATTAGCCTTTACGGGCCATTTTCTTAAAGGTCTTAGCTAAATTGTAACGTTTCGTTCCTGGACGACATGTTGGTCCTCCAAACTTCTTGCCTGTACAAACTCCTTTTGTACCTCTACGCTTAATAGAAGCCGTTGCTTTTTGAATCCATTTACCATCTTTAGCTGCGACTCTTCCGCCGGTCTTATAACCTTTATTTAATTCTGAATGAACTCTAGCTATTTCAGCTCTACGATTTCGATTAGATTTTTCAGCTTCAACACGACCTAATTCTTCTAATAGGTTGGTACGTCCACCATCTTTATAACCTTTATTTAATTCTGAATGAACTCTTCTTATTTCAGCTCTACGATTTCTATTGGAATGTTCACCTTCAACACGACCTAATTCTTCTAATAGGTCAGTCCGGCCCCCATCTCTAAACTTAACTCTTCCATGTTTTTTTTCTACCTCACGAATATCTTTACCAGTATCCGTTCTTATCTTATTCATCTTCTCTTTATGAACAGGATTTTTAGGATCATATCCTTTAACTTTTGTAGTAGATTCTTTTAAATGTTTAATAAGACGATTAGATACCGCTTTTCCTGGTTTAACAGAAGAAATCGTTTTACCTTTTTTACCTAAAAGTCCTAAGCCTCTTATTGCAATTCCAAATTTTGACATAGATTACCTATTAATTTTTTGATTAGGACGTTTGCCCCATTTGCCATAAGATTCGTCTCTACGATCTTTCATAGATTGTTTCTTAGTAGATTCTTTTCCAGTTCTCATACCAAGAGATTCATCCTCACGGTCTTTGTAGCCTTGTTTTTTAACCTTGCCACCTTTTTTCTTACCCGTTGAGTATGGGAATCTTACATTACTTCTTACGCCGTTTTGTCTCATAATGTTTCCTTTGTATTATAGTTAAACAATAATGGCAACTTATTTTTTAGCCTTAGGTCCGCCATTTCTAAAGACCTGAGTCCCCTTAATTCCAAAAATGCTGGCTACTACTGTAATCCAGAGCGTTTGGAACCATACCGGTAAATTACCAAAATGATGAAAGAATAAGTTAACTTTCTCCATTGTTGCGTCATCCCCAGCGAATACTGCCCAAGCGAGCACAATGATCGGGGCCGAAAGTATGACCAAGACGAATTCGTCTTTATAGTCGTTCTGTCGCGCTTCTAACAATTTGCCCTGGTAAGCTTCCTCACCGCGAGCTTGTCGCTCAGCATGTAATAATTGTGCGTCAGACATTGCTGCCTTCGCACGTTGTTTATTTGCATATACTTTGGCACCTGTTTGTAGTGCCATCTTTGCTAATCCAAACCACATAATCTATCCTTCAGAAAGTAGGACTTACGCGCAACGCGCGCAATTTTAGTACCACTTAACTTCTGATTTTTTATCTTTTAACATTCTACGTTGACCGCCAACTTTATTCTTAGTTGGAATCTCCTCAGGGATTTTAATCTCAACGCCGCCTTTTAACAGGCCATCCTTATTCAGGAACTGCTTGTGATTAACTCCTTTGTAGAAAGGTTCTTTGTCTTTTGCCATAGTGCCTCCTTAGCTCTTAGGTCCTTTTAAAGTTTTAACATCTTTACGTTTCATTTTGTCTGAAGTCAACTTCGTATCAGCAGATAAATAAGCTTTATCCATCGTCGTGTCAGCTCTTAGTTCAGCCAGTTCTTCATTCTGTTCTAATTTGTCATCTGCAATGTCTTTAGCTTGAACTAACTTAGCCTGGTCAATATTGACTCTAGCTTCATCATACTCTTTTTTACGCTGTTGGTCCATAGCTCTTAAATCTATTTCTCTAGATTTTAATTTAAGCAATGGATCATGATCAAATTGAGACGTAATTGCTTTTTCTTCCTTCATAAACTCTTCTGTCATCTCTGCAATCAATACAGCTTTTCTAGCTTCAAGCGTTTGTTGAATCTGTTGAAGTTGCTGAGCCGCTTGTGGATTAACAGGGGCTATTTGCTGTAATTGTTGAATCATCATAATTTCTTGACTGAATTCTAATTGAATCTGTTCTTGAGCCATTAAACTAATATGCTCTAATATATTCTTCTGTAAAGCTCCCATAATCGGAGGATTGTTTCTCACCAGATTAGTTGCCATAAAATTTAAGTGCGCTGTAATGTGAGCTCTATGATCTTGACCTGGAAAAGCTTGAAAAGGTTTTCCGGCTAAGGCATCAATGTTTTCTAACGATGGATCCTTCGGTGCATTCGGCGGAGGCGGAGGTAATACTTGATCAATATTCTTCACCCCTAAGGCTTCATACATTTTTCTATATGAGGCATAAAGATTATGCATTCTCGGATTAGACATCGCGAGTTGTAATTCTGTTTGAGCTAAAGTGATTCGTTGAGTCATGGAAAAGATATTAGGATCCGCCACCGGTAAGATATCGATTCGGTCATCAAAATCCATTTGCTTAATCGTTCGTGCACCACCGACCACATCATAAGGATATTCAGGTGGTAAATACGTTGAAATAATTTTAGCGAGTAATTTAAATTCTTCCTTCATCGAGAAATAAAGTCTTTTGTGAATAGCGGACATCACTTTAGATCCTCTTTCAAGAAGAGCCATGGTTGTTCCCACCGCGGCTTGTTGTGAGCCTTCCCCAATTTGTAATTCTGATATGGCAGCAAATCGTTGACCGGCTTGCACCACAATTCCCATCAACTGTAATAACGTTGCTGAAGGTTCTTTATAAGGTAAAGGATAGAAAGCATCTTTTAATGATCCACCCGGTGCGTCTACATCTTTAAACTCTCCCGGTTGAATGGGAGAAGCTTCATCTTTAACTCTAACCCCACGTTGCTTAAAGCCCGCAGGTAAATTACTTAAAGTCCCAGCATCTAGTAATTGGCGGAGAGCCACCGTTGCGGTACGACTCAATCCGCCAATCATGTGTATGAGTCCAAAGCCATAGAATCCTAGTCCAGGCAGAAATTTAAAATGGACAAAGTATTGGATTCTTTGTTTCTTTGGGTCATTGGGCGCAAAGTTCCTTCTTATCGAAAGAACCTTAGTGCTGCTTTCATCGATTGTAACGATATACGGCAGCTTGATACCAGTCGGTTCCCCGTCTGGACCAATATCTTCGAAGCCTTCTAGATCTAAATCTACATGGCATTCTAATAAGGTATAAAGGTTTGGATTACGTCCTGTTCGTTTAGTCCCTTCTAACTCTCTTTCTTTTTCTTTTAATTCGTCTTGCATCAAGACTCCTGGTTTCGCCAGTTCAATGTCTCGGTAAAAGCCTGATACTTGTTGTTTTCTAACTTCGTTTTCTGGAACTTTAATAACATGCGTAATGGATTCTGCATCGGCTAAAGAAGTAGCCGTATAAGGAACCACCACATCATCAGCGGGAACAAATTTAGAAACTCCCCGTTGTAAGAGATCATCGTAATAAACTTTTTTAAAGGTTGATCCTGCTAACGGTAAATGGAATAACATCGAATCAAATTCCGGTTCGTATTCTTTCATACGATCCATAATTTGATAATTCATAAAATCTTTAACTCTTTCCGCTTGTTGAACTTTACCTGGGTTCTGAGCTCCTAAAATCTGAGTTCTAACGGGACCATCAGCCGGCATGAGTTCTTTATAAGCGGTTGCTTGAAATTGAGTAACAGCTTCGGCAAGGACAGGATGCGTTGCTCCCGATGCCCCTTGAAAAGGTTCGGTTCTATTTTCGTATTTGAATCCTAATAAATCTAAACCTTGAGTATAAGTTCTTTCCCACTCTTTTCTAGAACTTCTATTATCTTGGTATTGAAATCTTAATTCATTTCCAATCGGATCTAAAACATCGTCCGGTAAAAGATCAGCTAAGTTATCAAAATGATTTTCGGTTCCTGGAATTTTTAAATTAGTGCTCGGATCAAAATCAACGGTTGCCCCACCATCGTCTTCAGGTGTGACTTCGATTGGTCCTTTTTGGATTGCTTCCAAATCAACATTAACATCCACCATCTCTCCTGCGCCTGGAGTAGGGAGTTTAGTATTTGGGAGTCCTTTTTCTATATCTGCCATATATTACTCCGTAAGTTTTTTAACACGATTAAACCTATAAGACAAGCCTCCTCCGTGGGGCATGGGCCCTGATTCAGGGGGCACGGCTCCCGGACGACGGATATTGACTATTCCACCACCCGCTTCTCTCATTCTGCTCCAACCCCTAGATTGTCTCTCTAAATGAAAATCTTCAAGTTCTTCGGGACTCATTTGTTCTCTTCGTGCCATTTCTCTTTTTCCCGCTTGATAAATTCCTTCTGCTCCTAATGTAGCCCACCCAATGGGGGAAACCATTCTTGCTACTCTTAAAGCCATAGGAAGCTTCATCCCTGCATTTAAAAGCATTTCCACTCCTTTTCTAGCTGTTGGGTTTTGAATTCCTTTACTTACTACTTCAGTTCCTTTTACAAGACTAGGAGCAAATGCTGCTTCGGCTCCTAAAGCCGCTCTATCTAATCCACTTTTAGGATCTACACCTAATCCAGCCGTTAATCCCACTATAGCTGAAGGACCTAATGCAGCGCCGAAAATTTTACTTCCTATTCCCGGTCCTTTTTTCTTTAATGCTTCTTTAACAATTTTATCTTTAAGTTTAGGATCCTCAATATTAAAATCTATATCTAATAATTTACCTTTATCTCTTCCGGCATAAGATTTCATTTCATTTTTTCCAATCCATTTCACTACATTACCGGATTCGTCTTTAATGGGAAAAGCTAAAGCTCCTTTAGCCCCAGGAACTTTTCTTAAGTCTCTTCTTAATTTTTTTTGAAGAGCATTAATTTCAGATAAGGTTCGTTGATCTTTAATAGGGCGTCTCATTAATTTATCTCTAGCATCTTCAGGACCTTTAATAGCTTTACGATTTATATCTCTATGCAAAGGCATTAATCGTCTTAAAGACTCTGATTCACTTTTAGGGTACATATGATGCACATCCATCTTTGTTCCTGTTTGTTTTTGTTGAATTTGTCTTTTAATTCTTTGAGGATCTCTTTTAATGTCAGCTTTTCTTTTTTCAATTTCATCTAGACGTTTAGCTTCCGGCGTTTTACGAGGTTGTCCTTTTCTAGGAAATTCTTTAGCTTTTAAAGTTTCTGCTGCCTTCGTTCTTGCTTCGGGAGACCTTACTTTAACTGATTCAGAAACTTCTAACTTTTCTTGTTTTAAATATTCTTTAATTTGAGCTTTTCTTTGATTAGGGTCTTTTATTTTTGATAATGTAATTTTTTCATCAATTTCAAGTGTTGTAGGATTTCTTCCTAATTCTTTTTTTAATTCTTCATGAATTTTAATGACTTCTTCTTTAAAACCACCTCTAGGCTTCCCCAAAGTAAGTCCGGCTTGATTTAAAATTTTTCTAACGCGTTCAAGGACAGGTTTTCCTCCTGTGGCCGCTCTAACTTGTTCAATGCTTGGATTTCCCCCTGCTAACTCAGCTGCTTTATTATAAGCGGCTATAATTTCATTTCCCCCTAATTTATAACCAATTCTTCCACCGTCTTTAAAACCGGGACGAGTTCTTTCT